CAAATCACCTAGTCCAGGAGTTTCTTGTAGAAAAGCATCTATCTGTTTACTGTTCTGCATTAGATAATTTTCCACTGCTTCTATTTCTTTAGTATCTAAACTTACTGGATTACTATTATAAACAGGTCCTTGTACAATAAGTTTAGGATTACGATTAAACATACTAAAATCATCAATAGGTTGCTGTTCGGAATCGTCTTGTCCGAACTCTGAAAAGAAAGCATGTCCTACAACCATAACTTGTGCATTCTGAATACTTTGTCCTAATGGACTATCCTGTCTTACATGATAACAAGTTTTGCTTTTAGGATTAGGACAGAAGGTATATATACCATTTTCTAATTTAGGAGGTGCTAAAAATAATCCATCTGCATAAACAAATCCTACAAAATCTTTAGGTGTAGCTTTGTCAAACAAAGGATAGAGATTTGCAAATTGTTTTGCAAACATTTGTCTAGCACGAGCTTCTTCTGGATTCTTAGGATTGCCGCTTTTGTTAGCAATAAAGTCTTCTAAGTCGTTAGCGTTATCTGTTTTGGCTCCTCTACTCCAACCATTGTGGCCTGATAAAATTAAAGGACCTCCTTTAAATTCTCTGCCCCAATAGATTTGAGGATTACCGTCCCATTTCATACGTAGACTTTTACTACCTTCTCCAGTCATTACTTCCTTAAGATGTTCTAAGGCTTCTAAAGTTCCTCGACTACCGTAGAAGAAAACTAAATCTTCAAGATGGTTAAAGGCACGACCTAATTTTTTTAGGATAGGCTTAGTTTCTTCTACTAAAAATTCTCTTGCTCTCATTCAAATATATCTCTATGTAATTTACCGTACAACTTCATCAAGTATCCGGCTTTGGCATCTGCTTCTATTTCTAAAGGACTACCTGCACCGTGACGTGTAGCACGTTGAATCTCTCCTACTTGTCCTTGTTTAACATGTACGAGCTCATGACAAACTGTACGTAGAATGTCTACCATATTACGATTACCTACATAAACTACCATGTGATTATTTTGGTAGTCCCATTGTCCAGTTCTATGTTGATCCTGTGCATCATCTCTGTCATAGCTAAACACAATATTAATAGGCTCGTCGGCAATTCCTAATCGCTTCTTAGTCCATTCGATAAAATGTTTTACCCTTGCTTCTCTACTGTTGCTAGGTTCAATGATGTCTTCAATTCTTTCTAACTCGCTGAATCTCATTTTAATCTTTCCATCATGGCACGGAACCATTCATTAGTTCCAACTTGATAAGATTCATTTTTCTTAGGCCAGTTCTCATCACTGATTGCGTGTTGTGCTCTTGGGTCATTAATACCTTGTGGTAGTTTAGATAGTATTTTTTCTACACTGCCTAAATCTCTTCCGGTAGCACTTGGTCCTAATAGTATTACTGCTACCTCATCTGAATCCTGGCTGATTAAATCTGCTTTCTTGCCGTCTGGGCCTCTACTAAACAGTCCCTGGAATCCACTCCACATCATTCCATTAGGATGTTCGTTAGTTTTTGTTTCTTTAGCAATACTGCTTAATAGAATATGTTTGTGTACACCTTTATATGGAGTATCTTCTACACTGTAATCATGTTGATGGAATTTACTGACCTGTCCGGCATTTTTTACTAACATGATATCTACTTGTGCAAACTTATCACCATTTGGGACTTTGATATGTACATTGATTCCAGTTTGAGCTGCACCATAACCTCTATCTAAAACATAGTTCTTTAATGAGGCTCTTGCTGACTTTTCATCTTTAGTGGCAGTTGCTTTTAAAACTTGTTCTGCATCTACCATTAGATCCATATCGCCCGAACTGGCTTTATGTCCAGCCGATCCTACAGGAATTAGATCTATACCTGGAGGCATCAGTCGTTGAGCAAACTTTAGAATATCAGGAGCTTCTTCTTTAGAAAAAGGATCGACTCCATCAAATACATTGCCACCTTCATTTAGTATCATTTTTACCTTCCTGTATTTTTTTGATGCCGCGTTTAAATTTTGCTGGCTCGCCTGTTCTAATAGCATTTAGAAATCTACGTTCTAATTCGGAAGCAGTTTCGATATCGTATTGTTCACGAATAAGACTTAATAAATTAATAGCAGATTCAATCAGGTTACTGCCTCTGCTTTCGATAACTTGATCCTTATCTCGACTAATTCCTAAATCACTTAGTTCTTGTAGGATACTTCTAGTGCTTTTCCTCATCGTAGCCCGTTCCTTTTGTATATTTAACCTTTTTTACACTTGCGTTACACTATAAATATACTACACATTTACACATAGGAGACACAAATGTTAGCATTTTTTGAACGAATAGTCAAATCGTTTTCTCACCAGAGCGATCTAGATCAATATATTCAAGCACACGACCCTAAAAACGCCGCAGATGTTGAACGTCTAGTACAAGAATATACCTACAAACAGACGAAGGAGTGGCCATAATGTGTGCTTGGTTGCAATGGATTATAGAAGCACGACAAAGACAAGCCGAACATTATCTTAAGGTCTTAGGCTTAAACGAACAAAAAAATAGTTGAGTTTTACTATTTTTAGATATATAATACTATCACACACACAAGGAGACTAATATGTGGATGAACTACTTTACACAACCAGAAATTACAGCTGACTATATGATTGACACTTTTCAGGGTGTCAAAAAAGGTCTTACTGACAAAGTTATTACAGATAAAACCTTAAACAAAGCTGCACACGATTATATCAATGCTCAAACAGCATTTGCAAAAATGTTGACACATAATGCTGTAGACATTGCTAAATATTCCGCGGATTCTATTACTAACGTATGGTTTCCAAAGAAAGCAGAAAAAGCCGCTGCTCGCAAACCACAGGCTTAAGACATACACACACAAAGGAGATTATTATGTCAATCGAAACACCAAAACTACCAGAAGTTAAATTTAATAAAAACGGATATGAAATTCGTACAGAAATCTTAGGTATGGCCAAAGATCTAGTACAGTCAGAGTATCACGTAAAATTCCAGGGCTGGGAAATGAGTGCCAGTCGTGATGAAAAGACCGGACAGATTGTTACACAAGTAGGTATGCCGGAATTTCCAGGAATTGAAAAAGTTCTTGAAGCTGCTGAAAAGATGTATAACTTTGTAAATCAAACTACAAAGAAATAAAATAAAAGGGCTCTTCGGAGCCCTTTATTATTGCCACGCTGACATTTGATATTGTTCTCTAGGCACACCAAAGTAATCACATTTCCAATCACATTGTTCAGTATACTCTAAGTGTCCCCATTGATCTTTTAATTTGAGAACTTGCTTACCAGCATCTTCCCAATCTATATCCTTGAGTACGTTTTCCATTCTGCCTTTTATTTCCAGCATTTCAACATGGTCATAACCGTCATACTCCCAATGTAATATCTCAAGACAGTTACCATAACAATCAACGTAGTCCATGGAAAAGTCTAATCCCCATTTGGGACGTAGCTTTATTAATTGCCATATTAAAGGAAAATACTTGGTCCACATTTTAAGCTGACTTAATGCTTCTCCACTATACCCTTTACGTTCAAATAAATTGCTGTGATTTAGAACAGTGCCTTCTATTTTGTCAAACTGATCGAACCAAGTTTGGTGTACGGAAGCACGATAGTGTCCAAACTTACCTAACGATGCATTATTTGTCTTAGCATACATTTGTTCAAGGTCGCATAGATCAAACGCTACTTGATCAAATAATCTTACATGATCTAATTTAGGAGCAAAATATCCTGGTAGAGGCACAGTCCAATATCCATCAGAATTCCAAAAATTATTTGTTAATACTAAATCTCGCATTAGAAATTTCCTTGCATCCTGTCTTGATCAATATCATTCTTTTTAGCATAGTCATCGATGATCATTGCCAATTCAAAATCTAATACTGTAAGTGCATCTACATCTGATGTAGTAGTTTTTATAGTTACTTCTGCTACATCCTGTGTAACTTCGGTAAAGTGATCCATTCGTTCACTTTCCTGGTTGATGAACTCTATAAATTCTTCTGCCTGTCTATGATCCTGTGCAACGTAGGTCGCTTGTAAAATTTTATGATCCAACATTTCCCAGTCAGGAAGATACTTAGATTTCATATCATCTAAGAACTCGTCTTTAGCAACAAAATCTTCAACAGGATCTGATCTGCCCTCAATAATATCAATCCATTGTCTCATTGTGTTCGGTCTTTGTTATCTATGGCGCCGCCTGTGACCCATGCTGTGCAACTGCGATCACCAGCACATTTAAAGTGTAGGAAATTACAATAGCCCAAGTCCGCTTTGTGTATTGTGGCCATAGCATCAGTTTCTTTACTGTCACCTTTGATTCCATCTTCAATACACTGCCACATCTTATCACTGACATCAAACGCCGCACAATTACCACACTTCATTGTCTTGGCAGTTTTTTCTGTAATGCCCCAACGCTTGGCTGCATCCTTCCAATAACTTTCTGGCTCTTCAGGATTGGCTGGGCCGTAATGATATTCATCTATGGCTTTTTGACGATTCTTTAAATTTTCATCAATGTCGTGTGTAGCAATAGGACAGCCCTTGTTGGCTGCTTCTACTATGTTGATATATTTTCTATACATTGTAAACCCTATCAACTCCAAGGACGACCTTTTAACAGTCCACCAAGGTTAGCATTATCTACTACTGTATTTCCTGAATATTTTGTAGGAAGCTTATTTCTATCGTAGGTGTTGCCTAGTCGATAATAGCCTACTGTGACACTACTATCATCGCCAGGAGTACCTCTGCGTTTTAACTGAGCAATCTCTAATTTTTGAATTTGTCTACGCTCCCTGCTACCACTTTGTTCTGGAGTACAAATAATTAAATCGCCGTCAACAATACCAGAATCAGCACAGGTAGTTGTGCTATCGCCTAGTGCAATGCTGTTAATGCTAGGAGTGCCATAAACACTGATATTGTAGTAGTCTGTGGGCAGACCTTCGTCAGCTGCAATGGCAGTAATTAAATCGTCTAACGTTGCCGTGGCTAAATCAACAGTGACATCGTCCCGTATTCCGGTTAATCCTTTATAGATTAAAGTAGCCATTAATAATCCTAATAATAGATATTTAGCCGCTGCTTTTTAATTTTTTTGGCTGTCTCCGGGAGCTATTCTAAAATCGTCATTTTCTTGTTCTGGACTGCTCACTTCAAATATAATACTACCAGCAGCCAGTGCTTCAATTTGATGCGGTTGCATGGGCAAACATCTACAAACATCGCCCTCTTTTAATACCCGTTCTTGCACTCTACTTGTTAAGGTGTCTATAATAGTGACTTTAAATTGTCCTGCATTTACAAACCAACTTTTGTCCTTTTCTTTGTGCATTATCATACTGGTTTTGGATCCTTCTTTTTCAAATACCAGCAATTTTCCACAATACCTGTCTGTATTTGAAAAAACAATTTCAAATCCCCACCCTTTGTCTACTTTTCCATGAACACGCTGTTGCATCAGTAACCTCTTATAAATTTGTTATTATATAGTCTTTTGTTGACATATATCAAAAAATAGTGTATAATTTAATTATGAAATATAAACCTGGTGAATCAATTGAAAATTGGGCAGAACGTGTTCGTATGCACGAGTACGGAGAAGCTCTTAAACAAATTGCAAGTGGGCAAGATGTTAATGTAGTGATGGAAGCAATGAGTGTTCGAATTATGGAAAAAATAAAACACCCATTGCTCAAAGAAATTAAAGACTGGGGTAAGAGTACTTACGATGCCACTTTGTCAAAAGAAAACTATAAAAAGAATTATTTAGACAAGACTAAGCCTGTGGCGGACCATATGAATGATGTAATTGATCCTAATCACACTATCTGAGCTAGTCCATAGATAGCATACACTAACATTGTCTTAGTATGCATATCATCTGCTTCACTATCCAGTACATCTGTTCTAACTAAATCTTCCAATAGTTCTTTATACTCGTCGTTGGTAATGTCGCCTCGGGCATGTTGCTCTTGTAATTGAAGAGCCAATTGTGCTCGTTGTGCTACCCAAGGCTTATCACTTTGTGCTAATTGATATAAATCGCTCACTTAAAATCTCCCTATAACGGCTTTGGCCACTGTACCACTTTGTGCATCTAATACTTTCTTTTTCATATTGCAATATGCTTCACTGCCCTGTTTAACCATACTACGATCATAGAAGTCGTTGACAGTTTCATTCATTGGTTTTACTAATCTTAATACATCCCTTGTGTCTTTAACTTGACTATAAATGATTAACCAATCCATGTGTTTTTTAATTACAGCAACTTGAGGAGCGTGTGGTTGTTTGCAGTCTAGGTCTAAGACACTTTGCCTAATATCTATTACTGCACGACTTTGATTGTCATCCCAAAAGCTAGGAATCTTATCTTTAATTGTACTACAGCCTGTTAGTGTTAACAAAATAAGAGATAATAGAACAACTCCTGTAACTGTAGATTGTACCGTTATTTTACGCATTAGTGTTCTCCGTATGGAATGATAGGACGATCATCGTCTGGATTATCTGGACCAATTAGTTGCACCATGATTGTTTAGCTTCTCCATAATACTCACGAGCAAATCCATTAGCAATTAATTGGGCACGTAAGCTTTGGCCATCTAGAATAAGGTCTCCTAACACTCGTCCTCCGAACTTATCCCAACCATAGATAACTACAAAACGTTGTACACTTTTTGCAACTAACTGTGTAGTAAATTTAGTGGCCATTTCTCCGCGTTGTGCTTCACTAGGACATTGAGCACGATGGCCTTTTTCTGGTGTGTCTACACCGTATACTCGTACAGCTAATTGAGGTTTAATTGGTGCTGGAAGATATGGTGCTGCGATAACAACGGTATCTCCGTCTGTGACTTTGAGAATTTGTGCTTCGTAGGTTACGCCTTGTGGTGCTTTTTGTGCAAAAGCAAATAAAGGTAATGCTGCCAGTAATAATAGTAGTTTTTTCATAAATGCCCCTTTCAGAGTATTTACTTAATCCACCCTACTTTTTCACCGTTGTCGATTCTACGTTGCCATTCTTCTACGCTATTAGGGTAACGCCATGCCCAAATGGCTACCAGAGCCATAGTGATTGCAGTATAAATTACACCTTTGATAGGAACAGTAAACCACATGAACAGCAAACTACTGCTCATTACTAACAACATAGCATATTTGCCCTTTTGAGGGAATACTCGTTTTTCTCCCCAATTGGTCAGGAAAGGACCAAAGCGTGGATGATTGTATAACCACTTATGCATACGTTCGTTACTCTTAGCAAAACAATAAGCAGCACCTACAAGAAATATACTGAATGGTATGCCTGGTGTTACTAGTCCAATATAGGCCATTATCAAACATAGCCATCCGAGTATAAAAAAGAAAAGTTTTTTCATTGTAAAAATTCTAACCAAGCCGGATCTCTAACTTGGAATGGCAAACTTTTACGTTTGTTAACAAGTTCATAATAACTAGGCTTGTACGGCTTGATACGAGGCTTAGTTTTAGTGCTGTTACTTTTGCGAGCATTACAAGGTCCACAGGCTGTTACACTGTTATCCCAAACACTTTTGCCGCCCAAACTGATTGGATGTACATGATCCAGTGTGCAGTCTTTTTTAGTTAACCTGGTGCTGCAATATTGACAAGTATATAAATCTCGTAAGAATACATTGCTTTTACTAAAGCGAACGGCAGCTTTTGGTTTCATAAAATCTTTTAACATGATAATGCTGGGCACTTGTGTTTCCCAACGAGCACTACGCACAATCCAATTCTCATGCCAAGCTAATACATGAGCCTTGTCCAGGACCATATATCTAATCGATTCTTGCCAATCGCATACACTTAATGGAATGATGCTAACTGGTGCTCCATCAGCGTTTAATACTAGAGTATCTGACATTTTTTGTGTGTGAAACGTTGTGTAAAGTTATATTATATAGCCGAATACAAAATTATACAAGTACCGTTTGAACAAATTCCATTCCTGATCTTTCAACTGCTGATGTCCATTGTTCCGTGGAATCTAAACCAAATATCAAACGATTGGAAGATGAGGAAATTAACCAACTTGTATTATGGCTATAACCATTTACTCCTTGGATTTCTGAATGCAATTGATTTGGTGCCCAAGCACATAGTCCTGCAAACATTCTCCATAATTTTGGTTTGTCGTCACAGGCAAATCTGTACAATAAATCTGAACTACTACTTAAACTATAATGATCGTTTATTTTTAAAGTATTACCACATTCCCATTCGGAACTATGTAATACAGTTAATGCATTTGTATTAACAGGACCGCCAACATAGATAACACCAGGAACTTCACTATCTACTCCATGCTGTGCGGAAAACTCTTTGATAGGCATTTTGCTTGGCTTGTTTAGAACAAGTCCTATACTTCCTCTTTCATGATCTTCGGTAACAAAAATAACTGTTTTGCTCCAAAAGTTACCTCTAACTGCTGGAGGAGAAATTAAAAGTTTACCTGTT